GAGGCCTTGACCTGATAGGTGAGTGATTGAAGTTCCGACACCGCCTTTTGAAGATCGGTTACGCGAGAGGCGATACCGGAAGGTTGAGGAGCCTGAGTTGCTACGGCTCCGTAGTTGGAGATGCTGGTTTCCATTCCCAGTTGCGGTTGTGGATACATGGTGCGTTTCTCCTGATTTGGATTGATGAAGCCGATATGAACGTATCCACTATGGGCGGTACTGTTGCACCGAGCCGTCCTTCATCTTCCACTTGTTCTGATACAGCCACTCTGCCGGGGTGCGTGGAAAGTCAATGTCGGCCCGGCTCGGCTTCACGGTCACGATCTTGACGCCCTTCTGCGGAACAATCGGAGCGGGTTTACTTCCATTCCCGTTCCCGTTTGGCTTTGGCGCCGTCCGCTTATCAATAATCTGGCCGTAATCGCGTGAGATAAGCGCCTTCATCACATTCGGAGCGTGTTTGGTGAACTCGGACCGGAAGAGAGAGACGATAGAAGCCTTATCTGGAGTCCGCTGTCTGTTGTAGCGGGCCATCTGCACCTTGTAGTCTGCATTTTTGTTCGCTTCGGAAATCACGCCCTGAACGAGTTCGCCAACCAACGCCTGCTTCTTCGCGTCCGAAAGACGAAAACCGGCCTTGGATAGTCTTTCAGCCCAGGGCTTCAGTTCCTCATTGAATGTTTTTTCCGCAATAGCATTCGTGTCAGGGTAGACGTTATCCTTCCAGAATTGCGGATTGGCGGTGCCGGTTTGCGTTTCCGCCTTCGGCTGCGCAACTTCTTCCTCGTTCGGTTTCTGCCGGCCGGTGTCGATCTCTTTCAGGCGGTCCTCTTGAGCCTTGAACCACTGGCCCATCGTCGATGCGTGCGCGATGACAGATTGCAGCCGGTCATTCGTCCAATCTGCCTTTTGCTCCGGCTTCATCCACTTCGGAGGTTCCTGGGAAAGCGCATCGACAAGCTGCCCGTATGCAGAATAAAGCTGTGACCCCCGCAGCGCATCCACGAAATGCGGCAGCACGGCCTTCACATAGCCGGCCGCATCGCTCTCAGCCAGCATATCAAGCAGTTGCGGAGCAGACTGCATGATTCCGGCGCGCTGGTCCTCGCTAAGTGAGCGCAAATCCCCTTGCGCAATCGCGTCTAGCGCAGCCTGAGATTCAGCCAGCGTCGATTGCATCGTGGAAATGGCTTCAATACCCTTTTTGTCGCCATAGGCCACGCCATCAAGCGCCGCGTACCGCTCACGAACGCCGTCGATACCCTTCGGCTCCAAACGCTTGAGGCTTTCCAGCCGCCCAAAGTCGTCTTTGATACGGCGATAATGCTTGCCGAAATCCCCATCCTCTTTCAAGGTTTTGAGCCACTGAGAATACTCGCGGTCTGCCTGCTTTGGGTCGGGTTGCTGTAGCTGCCCGCCGTCGCCTCCAGAAGATTGCTCTACCTGCTCAAGTCCCTGCTCAAGAACTGCTTCCATGTCTGTCTCCTTACCGTTTAATTCCGCACCACGGACAACCGTCTGGAGTTGTTACTTTTTCCTCGTGGTAATTGGCCGTGCATCGTGCATCGTCGAGTTTTTTTGTAACCCACTTCCAAAATAATCGCATCATGATAGCGGCTTTCCGACCACCGATACCTTGCGTTTTGTAGGAACCCCTGTCTCCGGGTTAACGCCCTCTGTCTCTTCCGTAATCTCGTGGTCCTGATCCTGCGTCTGCAATGCCACAGGTGGCATCTGGAATCCGAGACGCTCGAACGCGATAGCCTGAGCCGCTGGCGGCAACTTCGTCGGATCAATCGTCACGCTGGCCCGCATCTCGACCGGAGGCGGTGGCTGCATCTTTTGCGCGATAGTTGCATGAGCCTGCCAGTTCAGAGCCAAGTTCAGGAAACCTTGCTTCTGCTCATCGCTTCCATTCTGCGCTGCTTTGCCGCGCGCCGACTTCATCTCGGACAGCGCAATTGCGGCTCTGATTAGATGGTCCTGAGAGGCGTCTTGCGCAGGCTGGATACTCGGAATCAGAGGCGGTATAGCCTGAATCTGCTGTTGCAACTGCGCGGCCTGCTGTTGCGCCTGCTGAACGATCTGCTGCGCCATTGCTGGATTCTGCTGTGCGGACATCTGAGCCTGCTGGTCGAGCATCTGCAACTGCTCTTTAAGCTCCTCAAGTTGTGGATTCGGGAGTGGGGTCGCCGCGAGCAACTTTTGATTGTCTTCGATCTGGCGCTCTACATCATCGAGTCCGGGAATCTTCATGCCGGTAAACGATGGCAACTTGCGCAGAATCTCAAGGTTGCGCGGATCGCTCAAAATCTGCGCGTAGAACGGAACTGTTCCGACAGCGGACAACATTTGTCCGATCTCTGCCTGCTGCTCGGCAAGCGTCGGCGGAATCTCTGTCGATGTGCTCCACACCAGCACGTTGCCCTTGAGCTTGCCGACTTGAACTCGCACACGTTCACCTGGAAGCCCAACCGAGAAATCGGAGATACGATTCGCCGCCGCCGATTTGATTGCCTGATGAGAGAATGCGGCAACCTGTGTTGCCATATCGCCCCACGGGAGAGAGAATACCTGCAATGCCTGGTCACGGTCGAGGCGAGCCTCGCCAAACGTTCCTTTACTGGCCGCGTCGGCTTCGATACCAAAGACTGCCGGGGAACCTCCATCAAGCGTTTCCGGCATCGTGGTCATAAGGTATTGAATATATTGGAATAGCGCATCGTTGGCTTGTGGAACATTCTCCACAAACGTAATCTTTGATGGGTCCAACGCGTGATCGATGCACCATTGAAGATCGAACGGACTCACTTTGGCCGGGTCGTTCGACTGCCTATTGATAGCTTCCACATCGATGACCGGCTCACCGGCCCAGCGCCGCGCCACTGCTGCCACGTGATACCGATAAAGCAGAGATACGCATGAATTTAGCTGCTTTTGCATGGGAAGATAGTTCGTCCCGATGCTTTCTCTATTCTGGCCGTCTCCAGGTGTCGCGTGACTGATGGCAATATGCTCATCCATCGAACCTTCGCGAACCAAACCAATCTCGCCACCGGCAATCCAAACCTCAAGCCCGGACGGGAACTCGTCGTACATCATCTCCCGCATCTGCTCGTCGCCGATGCCCTCGTACTGATACGGGCGGAAGAAGTAGACGCTCTCGGTAGTATCCTGCTGATACGCCTCGCCGTCCGTGCTCGATGACTGAACGATCAGCCGAACATTCGCACGGGCTATCCGATCCAACTGCCCCATCGCGTCCTTGCTGGCACCGCCTGCGATCTTGTCCTTGATCCATGGGTAACGTCCTCTCAGTTCGTTCCGGTTCGCCTCTTCGCTCAGGCGAATCCAGCCCATATCCTCCAGCGAGTCGGCCATGAGCGGAACCTTGCGCTCCAGCTTTCCATATATCTCGACTTCTTCGCGCCGCGCCGGAACAGGGTCTCCATCCTCATCAACCTCTTGACCGTATCTGCGATCTGCCACGGTGTAGGTGAGCGATACTGCGGTGCCATCGGTATAGAGATAGTTGGCCACCTCGGCCATGCGGCGCCGCACTTTGGCCTGCTCGCGGAAAGCCTTGAGATAGGGAACTCCCTCTTGCGCGGCCTCTTTGTCGTCCGTATCCTGATCGTCCTCGGCCACTACCTCGCAAGGTGGAACCTCCCGGCTCAACAGCGCTACTATTTTCTTGCAGCGTGATCCGAATACGTTGCAGGAGAATAGCCTGCTTCCGTTTTGGTGCTGTAGCAGGGCGGCGGGAGATGTGCCAGCCGATCCGGCACCCAGGCTCCAACCCCTCACGCCGCCATTCAGGAATTGGTTGTTACGCCGGAATAGCCTCTGCTCCCACGCTTGCAGAACTTCCCAGATGCGCGCCGCAGAATCGGATCGCTCTGTACCTTTAACCAAGTCCTCGATCGCCCCGCGTAGACTCCCAAGTTCGTCCGGGCCATAGCAGGGCTTCGGCGAGCAGCGCCAGGAGGCTTTCGCGCCAGGGACGAAACCGTATGCGTCAAAGTCGATTGGAGTGAGATGGGGGGCCGCGCCTTCGGAGTCGCCTTCGGACTGGACAGTATCGACGCGGGCTGAGGATGGTGCTAGGAGTTCAGGCATTGGGGCCTATCCCCACTATCTTGTCAACGCGCCCGTTGGGGTGGCGAAGATGAATCTCTCCCGGAGGGATTGAATCGTCGATCACTACGGGAATACCTATCGACTCTAAAGCCTCGCGCACAGTGCATCTCGTCTTTGGGCGAAAGATGCGCTCCCATCCGTCGCGGTACTGATCCGTAACCGGCTTCTGGCGCTCAATGTCCATCTATCCCCCGTGGTGCATCGCGGATAATCCAAGGCCGCTGATTGCCTTGCGCCGCAATGTCGGGTTGGACGAGTGCGATGCAGCCTTCATGCGCTCCTCACCGATCTTCTCGCCTTCGGGAACGTGCAGCATCCGATGAAGGCTCCCCTCTTTGATCGAGAACGAGCCTTTGCGTCCCAGGTTAACTTCTTTGGTTCCTGCCATAAAGTCTACTCCTTGACAGGCAGTCCTGTCGGCTCAAGAGCATTCCGCAACGCAGTCAATTCCGCCTCCAACGCTTCGACGCGGGTGGCCAGCGCATTGTCAGAGGGAGCGATAGCCGTTCCGCCGCCTTCGAGCGCGGTTACCCGCTTGTCGAGGTCTGTCGCCGTCGCCAACAAATCAACGCCACCGAATGAATTAGTAACGAGCGCCATTACACGCCCCCGCACATTCCGCCTGGGCAGTCGGAATGCTCTTCCGGCCCGGACACGTTGCCCTCATGGTCGATGTGATGCGCGATATGGCCTTCCGGCTTGTGCTGGATGTGTGAATGACCGTGCCCGGTGGCCGCGTGCATCGCTTTTAGGTGGCTCTCGATCTTGCCGTCGACGCCTTCATCGCCGTCCGGTTCCTCGTGCTCGCCGCCCATCGGCTGCGCTTTGGGCTTCTCTTCCATCGATCCGCCCAAGTATCCCTTGCTGAAGTTTGCCATCAGTTTTGCTCCTTTGACCGGGCCACTTTGCCCGGTTTGCATTGCTGGGTTTCGTGACGCCGAGCGCGAACTCGGTTCTTCGGATTGTAGTTCGACAGGCAGCGTGGACAGGTCTCCACTTTAGTCTCGTGGCGCTCAAGACCGGGATAATCGGTGCTCTCGACCTGCATATATTTCATCAGTTTTGCTCCTTGAAGTTCTCAGGGTTGCAGAGGAACGCGATCTGCTGCGCCTCCCAGTCAAGTTCAGATATACGGGGCGGCGCGGTATCACGCTGCCGCTGGAGTCGGGAGATGCGCGATTCGTGGCCTTCGATGCGATCAAACGCGGACTTGATCAGATTCTTTTGCTCAAGAGCCTCGCTTGCAAGAACGGCCAGCGTATCATCTTGGGCGCTGTCATGCTCCTCGACCTCATCCCAGCCGATCAGCGCACGTAGCCACCTGCGAATCATGCTCATAGCATACACCATTCTGTCAATCGTCCCAATACTGCCGTGGCGCGCGCTCCGCTTTCCGCCGTTCCGTCTCCCTCAGTTTAGCGAAGTGCAGCTCCATCGGGTCTATGATCTGGGCCTGTTCGCGCCGCGTCTTTTCCTCCCGCGTCTCAGCCATCGGGTTAGCCGCGAAAGTCATGGCCAGCATATCACCGCAATCAGGTGAGTCCACGCCCCGATCCCGCATATCCTCTTTGCGCTCTAACTGAATCACGCTCTTGGGGTTATCGGTGTCGAAGCGCGGCCCGGTCAGATCACGCTCCAGTTCTGGGTCATCGTCAATCGAGCCGGTCTCCAGCCACTTCTTGACTTTGCCCCAGACCTCCGCTCGCTTGTTGAAATACATGAACTTGTCGCCCGGTGGCTGACCGCCGTGGAACTCCTGCACTGTAAACCACGGATGCGATGCGAACCAGCGCGACAGAGCGTTATCCGGCCACTCTCGACGCGGCTGGTTGATCTTGGGGAGCATCATGCGCAAGTGATCCGCTACCGCCCCGCCGATCCCATCCCCGTCGATGATGATGCAGCGCGGCTCCTCCTCCATGATCCGCAGCGCGATTTTGCCGGATTGATCCGGTATAGGCAGCCCGCGCCACTTGTCCGTGATCCGCGCAACCGGACCCTGACGCCAGCCGACAACCGTCTGATTGAATCCGGACCGCGCCACATCGACGCTCATGATCTTGTAGCCCGACGGCTCGCATTGCCGCTTACGGGCAGCCGCAATCAAGTCTTGAGGGATGAACTGCAATCCTCCAGCGCGCGGGAACTCGCCGCGAACCCTGACACGTACAAAGTCTGAATCCTCGCCGAAGTCCATGATCCAGCGATCAATCTGCTCTTTGTTGGTGCCGGGAACAGTCCGCGAATCAATGTGCCTGGTCACCCATCGGTGCTTTTGCGCTCCGAAGCAGCCAGCGAACGGCGTATCGTTTTGCGTTGGATTGCCAAAGACGAGGAAGATAATCTCTGTGTCCTCGTCAGTCAATGCTCCCTCGGCCACATCCCAGACTGTCTTGGGGATAGCCGAACCCTCGTCGAAGATCAGCACAATCCGCTTGCGCCGGTTGTGGAGGCCCTGGAACGCCTCAGTATTGTTCTCGCTCCACGTCTCCCGGTCTACCCGCCACGTACTCTCATGCCCCGGCTGCTTGGAGCTAATCCTGGTCGCCGAGATTTGCCACCAATTGCGGTTGATACTCAACCCAAACCACTTGACCATCTCAGGCCAAGTCTTTGTTGCGAGCTGATCCTCCGTGTTGGCCGTCACGAGCACCCGGCAGTCATCACACGTGCTCATCGCCCAGTCTGAGATCATGGCGATTGCAGCAGTCTTGCCGATGCCGTGACCGGACGCTACTGCGATTTTGAGGGGTTGAAAGCAAAACGGTGAGCGCAGATGCTTGCCGATGGTGATGAATATGTCGGCCTGCCAGTCGCGCAGGCTCTCATTTTCGAGCGGTCCCGGCTCGCCCCAGGGATACGCGAACTTAACAAAGCCGATAGGATCGCGCCGAAACGAGGCGATTCGATCAAGTATCCGCTCGGCTGTGCTCATCGATAAAGCCTAACGCACGTCATGCACCAATAACCATCTTTGCGCTGGAAGCCCTCGTGCTTGGGATTCTCGCATCGAGAGGTTGGAATCACCGTCTCGTTGATCTGGACAGCCACCGCGCCAACCTTACGCGCCTTCTCTACCACTTGGCGGATAAGAGTCAGATTCCAGCGCAGCGACCTGCATTTACGGCTAGGGCAACGGTCTGGCAGCTTGGCGCCCTCTTGCAACCATCGGTGCCCGCATTGATCACACTCGCAAACTGGTACATCGTGCCGAACCATAGGTACATTGTACCAGCTATTCTTTCGAGCTGATCCGCTTTTCCGCCGCAGCCAGCCGGCCAGCCAGGTCGATCTCGCCTGAATGCTCTACCGCCATGCGTTCCCCGTACTTCTTGGGATTGCGCTTGGACAATTCCCATTTAAGTGTATCTATTTGCTGCCTTTTCCACGCAACCCAGCCAGGATCAACCCCAAACCTGGTACGCTCAGGCTCCATCGTTTGCAGCTCTCGCAGATGATCAAATGCTAGGTCGTCGCCAATCTCTTTCGCGCGCGTGTATTGGTTGGCAAGTTGTTGATTATC